GTCACGAACCTGGTAATGCACGTCCCTGATCGTGATTCCTGGTAATTCAACGGGCAATTTAATGGCGTTGAGAAGGTACGGTTGAGTGTAATCGAAGATGTTAACACGTAGCGTTGTGCATTCGTGATGGTAGACTTCGTCCCTGAGACCAAGAATTGACAACGAATACTTGTGCGTTGCAAGAGTTGCGGGTCCACGTTGAGCGGGATACGCTTTGAACGTGCTACCTGTAACGTACGCCATAGTACCATCAAGTGATTTCCAAATTGGCGTAAATGTAATAGATCCAGACGCTTGCCATTGTTCTTGAAGCAACGGATAAGTTGATGGAACGAAGATCGACGCAGAGTAAATTCCCGTCTGGTAATTTGATCCAAGCTTGAACTGCGATGCATTGAACGTTAACGTTTGTGTGCTTCCAGAAACTGGCGTCGTCAATGTCAATGAAAGACAATTAGAACCAGACACAACGTTCGTGCCAGACAGCAGGTTCGTTAGGCTTGAACGTGAGTAATTGTACATGAACAACGTACATTGTGAATCAAGGTAAACGTTATTTGTGTCATCTTGAATTGAATCATCAAACCTAACAATCAACCTTGGATGAAGTTCATCGTTGAATGCAGACCTCGATGCGAATCGTTTCACGAAGTAACTGTGTGTGTCAGATTCTAACGTTTGATTGAAGCTAATCCTGAATCCAGAATCAGGTATTATGTTAGCCAACGTCGCGGAAACTACTTGCGTTACGTCAACGTTAAGATCCTCAATTCCGGTTTGAAAGTACTGCGTTGTAGCAAATTGCGATGATGTAATGTAATCACATGGTCCTGTTAACCCGCCGCCAAAACCACAACCAGATGCTAACCAACTACCGCTAGCATACGATGATGTCAACCAATTACACGCATCGTAATCGGAGTAGTAAACAACGTCTCTACCCAATCCTTCAGTGAATGATGACGATAGAGGAAACACAGACACCGTGAAATTGTTAGGCGTTGGTTGTCCACCATACACATCGAACAAGTGAAGCTTACACGTAAACGTTGAGTTGTTTGGGTCTATTAATCCTTGTGTTACAAGATCACGTAACGGATTCAGATCGAAGTGAATGAGCAAACGTGTTAATTCAACGTTTTGAATTGAACTAGTTCCAATGGTCGTTGACGTGTAACCGTAAAGTTTATACAAATCAAGCGATCCAGCGCCACCTACGTTTGCATTTAACTGAGGTTGAGCATTGATGATACGATTAGAAATATACGCATCATTATCAGCTAAAAGTGCCTTGAACATGTGTCATAAATAGGATGGCGTGAAGTTCACAACGTAACGTTAAAAGCATCGTTGACTTCACGTGCTAGACGTACCTTGAATGTCAGTCGTTGAATACCTCACTTCGAATATTCCACCGCTTGGAGGAAATATAAGACCATTCTTTGTGTTCGATGAAAAATCATACGTTACCGTGCTATATTGTTGATTGTTGACCAATCCTGCAACGTTTGTGAATTGCATGTTATTGATTGAAATGACACCAGCGATGTTAAAAATCACGTTTCTAATGACATCGATGACTATTGGTTGATCTATCTGAAAGTTAGTGATTGCAAACGTCGATTGTAGCTTCGTTAGAACGTTTTGAATAACGATCGTTCTATTCAACGATGGATCAATTAAAATATCAAAATCAAACGTAAAATCAACTATCCTTGCGTCTAACACGTCTATTGCATCGCTGATCATCCTGTAGGGATTCAAGTATTTTACGAGGTTCTGCTTCAACGTATCAGGCGATGTGATCAATTGACCTTGAGCATTACGTGAAACTATGAATAACTGAGTTGCTAATGGATTGTGTGGATTAGATCTACAGGCTGCCCTAAACACTCGACCGAAATTCGACGGAATCGTGTAAACTCGTGCTAAGAGGTCCTCACGAGTGACGATTCTTTCTTGACTGTTCTTGACGGCAGGCACGAGGTACTTGAGTTCATCAGACGTAGGAGCATCATCTCCACCTGCTGCGCGTCCCACGTTCGTCAATTGTAGGCTAGATCTAACGTTAGCTGCAACGGCGGGCGTAGGATTATTTGGAAAGACAACGTTGATGTGTTTGATGCTTTGTATAGAACCAGGATCAACGTTATGACTCAATCCACCACCATAACGATACGTGATCGCATACGTTGTGTTAGCTGATGCAACGCCAAGCGTTGACGTTTGCAGTAATTGCTGAGGATTGACTGATACACGAGAAAACGTTGTCGTGTATGGTAACGATATTGCAAAGCTTGAGGGATCAGGAATGATATCATCATCAAACGAATCTGCGTTCCCTCCGCCGAACGTCAACGTTGTTCGTCTAGAAACAAGATCTGTGTTCGCAATGTATCTATAGGGCGCTGGAATGATTTTGATCGTGTTGGGTACGATGTCATTGTCGGATGAGGTATTGAGAACGTTCTGGTAAACGACGTCGTCCGATAACGCTGAAACTTGATAGTAAATGTTACCTAACAGATCACTGACTGATACAATTTGAGATACGTTTGCGTTCTGTAGAACGATCTTGTTGAACGGAACGAAGTTTTGACCAACAACGATGTTTTCCGTTGTTTCTTGGCCAGAGATGCACAATCCCGACAGCGACATGATGTATGTAAGAGGTATGCCGTTGGCGTTCTTTTGATTGATTTTAACGCTGGCTGAAAACGTACCGGAGCTTGTCAACGATGTGAAGTCAACGTCATTGATGAGGTTAAACACCGTGCCGTTGTTTGCTAAGAAGCTAGAGTTCGCTTTGATGATTGGAATCGCGGTTTGATCAAACCCTATTTGGTTGTTGACATTTGCAGCTGGAACTTCTACGTAAAATGTAACTAAAACTAGCGAAGGCGCGGCACCAACGATGGAAACACCGGCTGCATTCAAAATGTGTTGAATGTTTATTGGTTCAACTGCAGTTGTTACATCTAATTCACCAAATTGATGATCTAAATAGAACGAAGAATTATCACCAATGAATGCGGCAAGGTCGATCAACAATCCACCCAAAGAAGACTCTGAAAAATCCTTTAAGTTGTTTGGATAATATTGACGAGCGTACTCCAATAACATCGTTCGTAGGGCAGGAAAATCTTTTGCAAGATATTTCCTTTGCCTTACGTTCTTTAGGTCATCACGTTGAAGTGTCATGCATTTCCTACGTTCTAAGTATGATTACGTAACGATCGGTGCCAACAATGCATCAGATAGCGTATAGCGTTACTTTGAGTTTCTTCTGTTTGACGTTGAGGCTGGGAATGTTGTACGTGATGACAATGCTGACCTGTGCAATGCCACTCGTGAGCTTTCCCGTATGATCTATGGTCGACGTGAAATCCTCAAGGTCAACGTATGACATCCAACGTTGCACGGCGTTCTTGATTCGAATGATCGCTTGTGAATCGAAGTCATCCTGCGAAACGATGTCCGACAACAATGGTTTGAGGTTTGCACCATAGGCGTAGAGACCCAGGCGTTCGCCCCAGTTCGTCTGCACGAGGTTTCGAAGGTTATCGGCCATCGCAGTTCCAAGGTCTGTCGTGGTGGCAAGCAGGTCACTCGTGCCCAATTGTAACGGCGTGATTATTCCGATCGCAATCGGCGTTGTCGCTAACGCATTTGCCTTAGTCGCTGCCTGCGTCGTGCCGGATGACTTGAAACTGTACGTTGTTCGTTTTGATGCATAATCGTTAATCGTTAAGGTTGGTGTTGGTGGAACGACAACGGGAGGTGGCGTAGGAGGTGACGCATGAGGTTGAAGATTCTGCGTAAAAATCAGCATGTGTTAGACCAGCGTTAAATAGGACAAGCGTAAATTACACCACACCACCCAACGTTGCAACAATTTTTACCAATGCACCTGTTCCAAGAACTTGAGATACAACATCGCATAGAAGCATCACACATAGGTCCTTGACGATGACCATGAGAACAGATAAAAGCAACTTCGGAACACCAACGAGCAATCCAAGTGCCTTGAGAACATCCATCAACAATTCAGCAATCAATCCTATGATCTCCTTGAATAGGTCAGGTGGGCTTATTGATGGGCTAGTGACCTTGAGAATGAGCTGCGGGAACAACGTCAATGGCATCTTAAAGAAACCAAGTGCGAGGTCTGGAAAATTGGGCACTGAAATTCCCGCCAGAGGAATGGGAATCTTTGGCACGGGAATCGTAGGAATCGGCGGAATGGGAATCGACGGAGGAACGGGCGGAACAAGCAACGATAACAACGCAGCGATGTTCAAATCGCTGATTCCAAAGTTCTGCGCGAGGCTGATTTTTGCGGCGGGCAACGTTGTTTGAACTGCCATGAGAGCGAATT